TAACTAACTAAATCGTAACCTATTACTATCAAGAGCAATTAACCTACGCTCATTTCCAATAAATTACACTCTTTTCGTAACTTCGGACAGCGATAAGAATAAAATTCTTATTCCCTGGGAGCAGTGGTCCACATCCCGGACAGATGCTGTCGGTGTAGCAATCATGTCAGGAGGCAAACGCCTGTTGATTGCACCTCACGAGTCTTCACTTCCCTGGAGTTCTGATGTTGGCTCTGGAGGAGCGGTAACAGCGACTGTGAAAGCAACGGCAGATAACGATTATGCGGGGCAAAGTAATACTAACAATGTTGTCACTTCGGCTGCATTTGCTGGAGATGGAGACAGTTATGCACCAGGATATTGCGCAGCGTATAGCAATGGAGGTGTGACTGCTGGTTCGTGGTGGCTACCATCACTGGGAGAGCTTGGACTGATATACGAGAAGTTTAGCGCCATCAACGCGGCATTGGATAAAATCAACGGTGCAATAAAACTGACAAGAGGCCCCTATCACTCCTCTACCGAATACTCAGCAAAGTACGCGTGGACGTTGTTTTCTCAGAGTGGCTTTCGTGCAAGTAGCATTAAGACAACAAGTAAATATCGGGTTAGGCCTGTTACATCATTCTAAGTGTATGAAGAGCCGGGATAAACAATCTCCCGGTTCTTCCATCATTGTTTCATGTAACATCAATATACATTGCTGCATCAACTTCATCCTGATTGGCAACAGACAAAGGTATGGCGTCAGTACTGGGTAGAATAGTATTCAGCAACTTTACATATATAGATGGCGTGTATTGTGTATGTTCCAATATGATTTTGAAATTGCCAGTACTTTCATCGTGCCAAATCTTAAATCGTGGAGTTGTCGGAGCATTTGCCCCACCTATCCGATTTAAAATTATTGCAGGTGCCTTTAAAATATCGGCTGATCTGCTAATGGTCATATAGAATAATGTCATTGGGCCACCACCATAAGCGGCAAGACTGATAAACAAGGAGCTAGACATCGCTGTCGTGTTATTACACTCATATACGACCCTCGATGTCTGCGTTGCAATCATTTTTTCCTTCCTTACGTCACTGGCAGGTTTAAGACCGTTTTTCTCTGTTGTAGCCTCGTTCATCACGCTACGGATGACTTCTGCAAGATTATTCTTGCTAATCCGTACTGGCAGGCCATTACTATCTGTAAGTAGTACATACTCACTGCCTATAGTGCTCACTTGTGCAGCCTCGTTTAATTTTCCCATACCTATTCAGTTTTAACGGACGTATTTTTATCACTGAATTTTACCCTCAAAACTGTCGGCATAATTCTGAGTAAAAATACATGAATTTGTATGTCCGTTAAAAGTATATGGTATGAAGGAAAATGAGTTAAGTAGTGGTGTACCTACCAAGATACGAGGAATAGACGCTAATGGTAATAGTATAGTGTCAACTCCAAGTGAGTTAATGACTGCATTAGAAAGCATAGGAATGTTTAAACGGATTTTCTTTCCTTTTGGAACTGGTGCCCGATGGCTCAAAATAATGGAAATAAAGCGTGGTATGAATTGCTCGTTTCTGTTAAATATGATATGTTATACTAATCAACCGGCAAGTATAATTGTGGGATATGCAGTTAATTATGATGATCAGATCATGCATTCTGATTTTAAGCAACTTATAGGGAAAGCCGGTGAATTGTATAATCCCAATGTAAAATACAGAAATGAGAATGGAACAATATCCATATGGGCCAAAGATTCCTGCGTTAGTAGTAAGGCATCATGTATAACCATCTTACATGGTAATGCAGAATTTCCGATGATTATTGAAACGCCACCGGAAGATGCAATACAGCCTATATGGTAAAGATTTTTATTGCATACTTTCATTTTACATCTGCCTCTGGAATATTATCCATTCTGTCGTCCGTTAAAACTGAATATGCATGAAAGAGAACGAGATATCCAGCGGTGTTGCAATAAAGGTGCGAGGCTTAGATGCAAACGGCAATAGTATTGTGACAAGTCCTCAGCAAGTTGTAGACAATACCAGTTGTCTGCAACTGAAGCAGCTATATGGTACTTATGCTGAGTCATATTACTGCAAGATTGTAACAATGACCTTATCTGGCAGCACAGAAGGCAACCTTGATAATATTGTTTTGGAAATAATCGGAGGTAACGCATACACTGTGCCTAATAGTTTATTATACTTATCGCTGGTATGCCATAGAGAGACGGTAAAGGCCAGCAAGAATAGCATAATAGGTACTTTGAGTATTGGTTATGTCAAAAACGATACTTCGATAGATATATGGGTAAAAACAGCTTCATATTCTAATTCGATTTATGTCTCTATTCTTGGCAGACAAGATCGAAATGCCCTTATAAAAAACGTATATCAAAAGGATGTGCCAGAAGGATATATAGTGATTAATTAATAGGGGCATTATGCCCCTATACTTTAATCAATCCCTCAGGGACTTCATTATTCGTTTCCAACTTAATTATTCCCCCATGATTAGCCATAACAGATAAATTGAGTGATCCGCCGGAACTCGATTCATAACCCCATATTTCTCGTGTCTCATTTACGTCTCTGTAATACAATCTAAAAGTTGTATTAGCCCCTTGTACATTGATTAATTCCGGTAAGTAACCCTTTCGACAAGATATCATTCCAAGAGGTAACTTTCCCAGAGGACTACCGCTCGCTATAAGAAACTGGCAATTAGCATAATAAATAGTCAAGTTACATAAGTGAACATATTTTTCCGCTGAATAATGTTGCATACTTCGTTTAAACAGGTCAACGGATGCCAATCCCTTTTGTTCCTTTGTAGCTTCAGACATTACCAACCTAATTACTTCAGCAAGGTCAGCTCTATTTATACGTACTGGATTACCATTAGGATCTATTAAGGCGATATATTCACTATTGATACTATTTACCTGTGTACTTTCATTTAATTTCATACCATTCACTTTTAACGGACGATAGGTATGAAGCAATTAGGAGATATTTAAGCTTCCACTTTTTAGAATGTAAATTCCTTGACATAGTATTCCGCATCCGGTTCTTCTGAAACTTCTACGGGTGTCTGAAAAGTAAATCCAATATTATTGCTGTAAGCAAAGTCTATATCGTTCTTTCCATTCGAACAGATATAAATGTCAAGCATTCCATTTTCTGTAGTCGAACTTTTGTATAGTAATCGCACTTTACTAATACATTTACTGGAGACTCCTAATTGAACAACGTTCTGCAATTTGCTGTAGCCATCTAACGCAATGTAGAATAATTGGGAACAAGGAGCATTATTCGTATATCGACTTCCTACATTGAGCAATACCGAACTTGCCATATAACATTTACGACTTATAGCTACTCTATACCATTTACCATTAAGAGCACCTGCCATAGAGAATGTACCGCATCCTCCTGACTTTGCTATTTCTTTAGGGGTGGTCACTATACTGTTGCCATTAGCGTCTATTCCTCGCACCTTGGTAACTGTACCATTGTTCAATTCATTCTCTTTCATACCATTCAGTTTTAACGGACGTTTAAATTATATCAAAAAACGCCCAAATTCAACATTTATTTTTTAGTCTCTTTTTGTTTAATAATTATACCTTATCAATCAGCATATCAACTATTATAATACACCGAAGTAGCAAGTTCGCAACGGTCATACATATCTTTGCTTGAGACCGTATAGTCGTTAGTGTTGGTAATCCACCACTCGACATAATCAGCACCTATAAGATTGCATTTCCGAGCAACGACATTCAACCGACGCGGGAATGTGGCTATCCGCACCTGTTTCACCCTCAAACCATTGTACATGAAAGGGTATAAGCCATTTTCACAACTGACATACACACTACCCGGATTCCCATAAAATATCATTTCCGATTCGAAACCATCAAGATCAAGCGAATTAGGCAAAGTCATATAGTGCGTATCATTCCCCACATTCTTGGTAAAAATAAAATTGAGTCCCTGCGTTAGATCAGCTTTAAAAGATTCCGTAGTATAGTCATTGAGGCTTATTTCACGAAAAACCTTTTGAATACCAACCTTAAATATACCTTTGTTACACACAATAGAACCATCTGAACCTAACAGTATATTTTCCCTTGCAAAACTTGCATCACCTGTACGCCCGTTGATCCTACAAATGACATTACCGTCAGCATCCTCAACCTGCACATTCTTTACTACCAAGTCATCAACATCGATATATTCAGATTTAATCTTCTCACTTAGCAGCAATTTGGTAGCAATAAAAACCCAGTCTATTGCTTTCTCCCAATACCCCAATTGGTTAGCCACCGAGGTTTGGGGATTATTAGCAGATGAGGAAGTATGTGACTTCAAACACAGATATAGCATATCTTTGTATAATACAACATCGTACCATAGCTCGCCATCAGCCCCTGACAGATATTGCTTTCCTTCAGCCCAATCAGTTTGGCGAAGACGAGCGCCACGATCACCTTTGGCTCCGTCATCGGGAGCCGCCGTAACATTAAAAGTTGATGCAACAATCTGTTTCTTTGTCATAAAACCTATGATTTAGTTCCTTGTACATAGCCGGTAATATTACCCCCTGCACCCTTCACATCGGTATAGGTAAGTTTACACCCGGTTGTAGTAGGCGCATTGGCCGGAGTAAAAGCGGTACCGTCAGCTTTCGTAAAAGTAGTCTTGAATGTAAAGCCGGTTACTTCTTCACCTGTACCAGTCTTCTTAACCTTATATGTCGCAGTTACCTCACTGGTAGCACCGCTACTGGTAAGATACGTAGGCCCACTGAAATTAACAGCTAAGAATAACGGATCTGTTTCATCGCTCACTTCACCGATTGCAATAGCAACCACCTCACCACCGATAATAAATTCGGCTCTTATACTTAGCTTAGAATCAATGTCATCAGCCACTAATGAAACACTGTTAGCGGTTGACCATGCTGTGGTTGACGGCATCTTGTACCATTTCAGGGAGTAGTTGCTTTGGGGTACCAGAGAACCGCCTTTATAGAGTTCCTGATCCACTTTAACGGTAGCTGTATCACCATCAATAATACCACCATCGGAAGGATAAAGGAAACCGTAATAGGCAGAATTACTAAATTCTGAGATGGCAAGAGGTATCTCAGAAGTGTAGCCAAGATTATGCCCGGAAGCCTCAATCTCACCATCCATGCGGATAGTATCTGCATCCATGTTAGAAGCGGAAGCAAGATTTCCTACGATCTTCAGAGCCGGTACATTCACGGAGCCATTATTGTAAGTAGTGGTTTGCATCTTACCGGCTACGGCAGCCGGAGCGGTAGCTAACCCGGAAGCGTTGAATGTTATAAGTGTATTGTTATAATACCATTTCTCGGAACCAGAAACAATCGACTTGATCACATTCTCATTACCTGAGCGCATGACCGGATAGATGATAGGTTGATTTGCCGCCACACTCCAGTCCGGTACGCACTTACCCGTGTCTTTTTGGTACATCTGCACGAGTGGTTTGGTAGATCGAATATTCCCCTGCGCACTATCACCATCAATAATCATACCGATATAAAAAGAACCCGCAACATCACTCATCCTGTACCTCCTCTCCGTTAATTGAGTTATCTTCCGCCACAGGTTCTTTATCACTGTCCTGAACCGGCAAAGAATCCTCAGCAGGTAATTCACTGTTGTTTTCATTCTGTACCTCCTCTCCAATTTTATTTCCACCGGCTTCGATTAGCTTGGCGGCTTCCTGTTCAGTAAGAACCTGCCCGGCAATGCCTTTCACATATTCTTCCGGCTCGAACCTCACCATACGAAGATCACTTTCGTTAATGATAAACTCTCCGTCGGCAGTCCGATGGCGGACATCAATCACACCGGCACGACGGGCGATATCGGCGGACACTTTTAAATACTTCATTTCTCTCATATATAAATTAAATTGTTAGCCTCTGGCTATTATTACTTCATTGGCGCCTGTACGGATGGGATCACCACTCTTCGTAGTAAGCACCGTATAAGGGCCTATCTCGTAGACTTCAGGATAAACAGACATCTGCAGGCCACCACTCAGGCGTAAGCTGCCGGCTGTAACCGATATCGAACTACCGTGTCCGATTTCCGTAGCAGTCGCACCCGCAGCAGACGACTTCTTAAACCACTTCACAAAAAAGTATTTATTGATCTGGTCCGTTGTCAGCTCCTCTTTATTCGTCAGTATCTTCACATAAAAAGTCATGTTGGCCATTCCCTGACGAATGGTATTGCCATTCGGACTATAGACAAATGCCTTAATCGGAGGAATCTTATAAACTATGGCCGTCTCAGCCATCAAAGTATCATCCGTAGGAGCTGACGGCTTGGTTCCGGTATAATAAGCCGCGCGGCAGCGGATAACGCTCATATATGTATTGTCAGCATCAATACGCAAAGTATTGGTGCCCTGACCGGATACGTATTCAATGTTCAGGTCAGAAGAGTTGATAAGGGTTTCCTCTCCGTTCTCGACTTTGTACCACCAATATGCTACATTGGCATCCGCTACCGTCTCGCTGCCCATTTTTAAAGCGGCAGTAATATCTATATATTGGCTATCCTTCAAAGGATTATAGCTTATCTTGGCAGGTTGGTTAATACTCAATGAAAGCTGGTCATCACTCTTCTGTATAGAGTTCAGAGTGAATGTATCGGTATATACCAACGTGTTTTTATTTCTGGAATCCACATAGGTAGCCCGGCAAAGAATCTGCACAGGAGTAGTTGGCGAAACATTCTTCTTCACAAGCAATGTTCCGTCAGCATTCAGTGTATAATTGCTATTCTCCGAGGTAATCTGAGTGCTCTCACTGTTTTCATACCAGGTGACAGTCAGTTGACTACTCTTATCCCCATTACTGATAATCTTATCCGGATCGACAATATTGAGGAATGCCTTTAGCTTCATCGGGGTAATAGCCCGGTTAGGAATGTATGTATTGGCATTCGTGTAATAAAACTGTGTCTTACTACCTCCACCATCAATAACAATACCAAAGCTCGCCTTCAGAGGCGTATAACTGGTTCTGACCGGCTGCGGTTGAACCGCGGTTTTAATTTTCATACAATTATACTATTTTCGATATTAATACTCTCAATACCGTCACGGACGTATGCCGTACAGGTGAATTTCACTTTTCTTGTAGTACCCCAATTGGAAGGCATGTCCTCGTTTGTCAGGTGCAGTACCCGCCCGTTATTGGCATGAGCGACTGACCAGGCGTTATCTTCTGTCACCTGACCACTATCACGAGTCCAAGACCAATCACCCGCCAGCACATCAGCAGAGATATCATTGTAGCCCCAATAGACAACAGGTGTGATCTCCGTATCAACTTTACCGGCAAAAAAGGTATAACCGTTACTGGATGAGAATTCAAGGGTTAGTTCTGAGTTACCTTCAATCTGCGCCCAGTCAGTTGCATTCCATTTGGGTTCCTGAAGTGTGCCGGTAGACAGACACATCCATTTACAGCCAACATGATAGACTGCATCATAAACTGTGTCTGTAGACTGATAGGGATTGTTCACAGCATCCTCAGATGACCACGGACCCCGATTATTCTCAGAACGAACTGGTGTACCCTGATAGCCTATACGCAATAAGTCCTGTATAGCGATACCACGACAGTAGATATAGCTATGGCGGTAGTTGATCGGCAGGTTGTCAAACAGTGACAACTGCTTTAACTTGCCTATAATGATAGCATAGTTATTCTCTTCCAGTATAGGTTTCGTTACTCCATCGAGCATACAGATACACTTCTCACGGGAAGATAGGTACCAATATGCCTGACGATCTTCGTTCACCGGATTACCACGATGAGAAAGTATCATTAGCGGTTCCGGTGGATAGTTTTTGCCTCCGGGTACTTCATCGTCCGGATACATGACCGCAGTGATGGTATTAGATACTGTATTCACGTTAAGGACACGCAGCCATGAAGTATAATAATCTCCAGTACCTGAAGCGAGGTTATTCACCATGCCGTAAACAACATCATTCTCGTCCAAGGCTGTGAAATCATTCTCCCAACGTTTACGAAGCGGTAAACGATAGGTACCATCTTCTAATAGTTCGACACTCTCAACAGTCCCGGACTCGGAAAAAGAATAATCTGATTCCATAGCAGACAAACGGTTGAAGATTACTTCCTGAACAATAAGAGCAAAACGAGCTTCCAAGATATCAGCCTGTACACGGCCATCTTTAAGTAGAATACCTTTCCCAGCAACTAATGAGTCAATGGTTTCGCCAACTTCGGCACCCCCTAACAGCTTCAGTAAGAAAGGCGTTTCATCAGGTTTGGATTTATGAAGGAAGATTTTATTCAGTTCTTCTAAAGAACACTGTGATAACAGATTCAAAATGCCCACCAAGGTACGCCCAACACGTTCTCCCGTGTTTTCTCCCTCCTGGGTGGCATATCGTACCTGCCGGGCTAATTCTTTAAGTGTTTCAATCGTATCTGCCATATCAGTTGAATGCCTTCCTACAGTTAACAGCCTTATAGGGTTGCGACAAGTGTATTGCCGCGATCACCCCATAAAGCTGGCTATCAATATTCACCACATAATCCGCTTCTACCTCTTCAAGTGAAAAGGCAATCCATTGGCGGTTCTTCCGTTTGTCTTCAAGTACTTGGTTCAGCATCTCATCAAGAATGCGCTCGCACTTGTCAAGTGCGGCCTCTATCTGTTCGTAGTCTGAAGTATCAGACACATGTTCCAATACAAAGAGCAGATAATCACGATCCTTCAAATATGCCCCCGGAACACCGCCATATCCGAACCCTGAACCACGATCCAGAATCACCGCCGGATAATGCAGTACGCTGTCCAGTGCCGTGTGCTTCTCCCGTTCGGATGAAAGGAAATGTACCTCGTCATTCTCTTTATGCCGGATATCAACATGTCTTTCGGCCAAACTCTCTATGTACTCTGAAAATGTCATTTCTTCTGTTTTTGAGCATCACGTATTCTTTTATTGAGCAGGCGAAATGCCGTTGCTACCGGCATGGCCTGGTATTTCTCCATCACCGCCACATCATCACCGACAAAGGCATCGAAGATATCAAGCCAGTTGACCGATGGCGCGGTCGGTTTCTTGTCGTTCTTCTCCGGTTCATCATTCAATGGAAACAGGAAAGGAAACGCTTTGGAAAGCCACCTTTTGACAAAAACATAGTTCAGGAATATAGCATACTTGACATACCTGTCTATCTTCGCCACTTCCGACAGCCGTTTTTGCAGTATCAGCGGTTTCTGCCTGCTAAATAAGCCGTTTTTTCCACCCGCCGGTAGGACAATATATTCGTTATCCTTCAGGTACAGCATCGATACGAAAGTATCCAGTGAAGCATCCTTGCCGTCACGTGCATAGCGGTTGAAAGCCGTGTCCACGTGCATGAAGTGCTCGAAACACATCCCTTTCAGACGGTCACCCGGCGCTTTCAGTCTGGCTACACAAGGAAGGATAAAACGGTCCATCCGGACACGACAGTCGCTGATGAACTCAAGCAGCTCACTCAGGCGATAGATATAATAACTGTCAAAGCCAACTCCGGACGGTAGGGAATAAAAGCCTTTCAAGAATGAAGACTCATCCATCTCCTGAAGGTAAAACCGTGACACAAGCAGAAACTGATCCGGTGTCAATTCTTCCCATTTCTGCGGTACCTGACGTATAACCTCACGACGGACACCGAAGCTGCGATAAACAATACGAAGCTGTCTCATATCCAGAATGTACGTTTACGGTCATTGTCCCGGTCGAATATCCTTCGTGGATCACCGGCATAATAGTCAGCAAAATAACTACGGGCAATCCGCAACAATGCAGTCATGTACATATCGGCATCCACCTTCAGGTTCTGTATCTGTACGGCTACGCGTTTAGTGTCCACCGGTTCTTTCTGCTCATTGCCCTTCTCTCCTGATCGGATTGTTGTGAAGTACAGCCCGCGGTCCGTAATACTGCCCGTCTCCATCAACAGCCGTCTGACGGCCATTGTCCCGATGTAGCGGGAACAGGCCAGGCGAAAACGCTCCACATTCTTCCGCTGCCCTTCATCTTCAGGTGGATTGACCAACCCGTCAATCAGATGCTCATAAAGCCTGTCACCGATAGCCGGCTGAAGCAACATTTCCTCCACAAATTTCAGATGCGGCTGCAAACGCAGGAAGATAATCCGGCTACCGCCAATGAAACAGACATCATTTATATCTGCGGTACTGCGGACAATGGCGGATTTGCGATCCTGATAAGCCTGTGAGATCGCAAATTCCGGATATTCTGCTATATGCGCATACAGGAACTCAAGCAGCTCATCAAGCGCGTTAAACCCTTTGTTGCGGAAAGACATACGAAGATTGTCTTCCTGGTATTTGTACACCTGCTGAAAAGATTCATTGTCGGACTTCTGCCGTTGAAATCCTGCATCCGTGATCCGGACGCTGATTTCATCGAAATCATTCCAGAAAGCCAGGTTCGCGTTGGCCCGTTTGCAGATCTCAAGCAGCCGGGCATCCAGCTTCTCCCGTTCGGTAGCCCCTTCAGTATTCTGTTCCAACACATCCGGATCCGGACCGAAATTATATATCTCAATCACTTCGCCCGCCATCGCATCCCCCAGTAACGGAATCAGGAATTGCCGGAAAGCACCCCGAAGCGGTGCTTCCATCATATCGAACGAAATTGCGGTATTCACCTTCATCAGTGCCTTGAGTTCGGCACCCTTGTTCCATTTCTCTGCACTGAATATCATTAGCTCAACGTTTTTTTGGTACCGCTACCGGTATCGAGGGTTACTAAAATGGTATTGCGGAAACGCAACTCACACTCCGGCATACCGTTCATTTTTATATAGAGTTCAATCGGATCCAGAATATTCTGTCGGTCAATCCAAGCGTTGGCGATGTTCACGAGGAAGGCCTCACGAATATTGGAACCGCCCTGATTGCCGGCGTATGTACCGCCCGGCATACCGGCACCGAGCACATTGGGATTGACCATTAAGGCAAACAATATCTCGGAGTTGGCGGCTGCCGATACCGGAAGGTTGTCGCTGCCCTGATACTTGTTCTCTAACGGCTTGATCTTCCATTCCTCTTCAATCCTGCCGTTCATCTCATTGACGGCATAATGTGAGAAAATAGGTTTCTCCGCATTGTCCGGCCCGCAGAGATTCTGTTCTACCGAGTCCATATACTTCTGAATGGCCGCTTCGCGTTCTGCTACGGAATAGTCCTTGGACGGGTATTTCTTCTCCCAATAAGAATACGGTATCTGTACATGCCACTTCCAGGTAATCTGGTTCTTGTATGCTTTCTTGAGGAAATGAGGAATGAGATGAGCTATTTCCACCCAGCCGCACACGTATGCTGGCCACCAGACAGGCATCCCGTATAAATCATCATTACTCCAACTATCACGCACCGGCAGGATGAATCCGTTCTTCATCTTTCCAGCAAACCGCAACACTTCAGCGTGCATCTGCGGATCATATTCAGATAATACCTCCAATTTGGTGTATTGCCCTTTGCCCGGATGCTGCGGCCAATATCCGGAAACAATGCACTTACAGGCGCCATACTCATCCACTTCGGAGTAACGGCGGTAAAGTGCATTAACCGGATTGACGCCTGCAAAAGAATTGCCGGCTGCTGACGGAACGAACTGAACAGCTCCATTGCCGAACTTCAGATAATCCCGCAGCACCTTCTCCATGTAACGCCTTACATTCCTGGAAGCGACAAAAGCTTGTACCCGGCTATCCGTAACCGGCTTCAGTATTTCGTTGCCGCCATCATCGTAACCGTTCACCGTACAAGGATAAATACCCTGACCAAGTGTCAGGTTCCGGAGAAACTTCAATCCGGTATTGAGCACACTGGTGTTTCCGATCTCTTCGGCCGCCTTCTGCGGGAAATCGTTCTCGTCTCCCCATGGGCGTATCTTCAGCCCGTCGATGTCTATGTAGCTGACATTCGACAAGTCGTATGGCGACAGGATCCGGGCACGGTCCTTCATCTCGTTCTGCGGAGTTCCCGTAGTCTCACCGAATATGTACGTGGACTGCATCAACAGGGGAATACCGCTTGAATTAAACAGTATGTTCATCAGAATACGATTTTCATTTTGTTATACTCCAGTATCAGATCAATATCCACCGGATAGGGATGCCCTTCGGGGTTGCCCTTGCAGTCGCAGGGCTGTACCCCACGAAGCTGATATTCCTTCATGTTCATGCGTCCGGCTCCACAGGCGTATGCCTGCGGGATAAAGTAAACCTTGCCCTCCTTACTGACGAATTTTATCGAAAAGACACGCCGGTTCCCGTGCTCATCCCTGCGGATATCCATGTCGGCCAATGCTAAATTTCTGCGTATTGTTTCCATTGTATATTATTATTCAAATGTCCTGTCAAATGTATAATCGAAGATACCGCCACCAAACGAGTATCTGTCAAATACCTGATGCCTCCGGCTTGCCGGACAGAAGGTCAGATTCACGTTTACCCGCTGATTTCCCATTTTTGTATGGGTAAAGTCAATATCTGTGATGATGATCTCCATCGGTAAAGAAGGCGTGTCATACCACCGCTGTACCGGGGAGGTAAGCATGTCTATCAGGGCCTTGTACTTGTTTTCGTCCAAATACCCGGTGTTGACCGTGCGCAGATCATTGAAAAACGGATTGAATCTCCTTTTCAGCTTCACCATGTCCGCGATATCTCCCTCCAGTTCCGGACTAAACTGTACCAATCCTGAGAATGATATGGATTCCGGTAATCCGAATACATTGTAATAAAGAAACTGGTGTATTTCACGATGGCTTTTCCGGTCGATGACATACCTTACAAGGTCCGTCAACGTGCCATCGGTGATGCGTACATCATACGATAAGATATTGTCGGCCCTGAGACCTGCGAGTTTACCCACCTTAGCCGGACTCATGTTGTATGCCATCATCCGGTTGGCATCGGACAGTTGCAACTCAACGGTTTTCTTGACGCTGTTGCCGGACTCCAGATAGATGATATCCAAATACACTTTAGTCTTGTCAGACACAAAAAAGGAAAGGTAATCAATCGTATTTTGCCTGATATGCTTGATTTTATAGCGAGAATAAAATATGAAGCCGGTCAGCGGCTCGAAAGACACACGGTATCTTGAGTGGAACACATATAGCGTGTATTCAGCGGCTGCCTCGCTGTCTGAAATTGACAGTTGTACCGTCATGGGTGGCAGGGCTATCCAGTCATCACCGCTACCCAGCTCCGGACGTACGAAATACTCATTGATGATGGTGCCGGGATCACAAATGACGACTGCATTCTCACTGTCCGGATAGTACACTTCAGAAAGCGCCTCCTGTCCGTCCACCGTCATCTTGAAAGCCAGTTTCTCATGTACGTCCGTAATACGGATATCCTCCATATCGGCGGAAAACAGATACGTGTTATTGCCCAAGTTCGCTACCATCTCCACAGATCTTTAGATATACCCAACACCACCGACCTGTTGTATAAGTCATATCCCGCCCTAAACTCCCACGACTTACGCCGATACCCAGCAGACAACACACAGCTGTAACGTCCGGCATCCAATCCCAGAGCCAGGGCATTGTTATAAACGACCGGCTGCCGGTAATCCACCACTACCGTACGATCAAGCAGCGCATTACGGGATATGATATCGGTCATTTCCACCCGCAGGTAAGGACGTTCGATAATCGTATCGAGATAATGCTTCTCCGAGAAATAGTCGGCCAGTATAGCCGCCGTATCCACTTCTGTGGGTACCTCACGGACAATCACCTCCGGTTCAGGAATATCAGGGCGTATCGTATCATGCCTAATTACCGTTTCCGGAGTGCAAACAATACTCCGGTGACGGGCCCCCAGCAGGTAACCTGCCCAACCGGAAAGAAGTGCTATAAACGCACATAGCAACATGCAACTAACGTTCCGTTTCATCGACCTTCCTTTTAAATTTGTCTGTAACCGTCGCCCACAATATTCCCACCTGCTTGATCAGCGTATCTTTAGGTTTGCCGTCAATAACCGCCAGATTCTCCAATATGCTTGTCACGTGCTCCACACAGAACCAGGTCATAACGAACACTTTGACAATGGAAAAGAACAGGGTAGCCAGCAGCATGATGAAGCTTTCTTCCGACCCTGCCTTGCTCTCCAGATAGAATGAGTGAGTGATATAAATGATGGTCAGCCATATACACAGCTTGATGATGCAGCGTGAGAAACGGAAGGATTCAAATCCTATGCCGCGGATCTTGCTTGCCTTGATGCCCGTCCACATCTCGGAAACAATGGCGATCAGCATAGCCATCGCCAGCAGCGGGGTGATACCTATCCATTCACTGATTACAGCAGTGATTGCGCTGAAGGAAATAGCCGGCAGTTGCAGGTTATATTTGAAACTGGGTGCCACCGAAAGAAAGAACTCCTTCAGGGAATCATATCCATAGGTACCGACGAACTTGGTGATGAAACGTATCATATCTTTTTTTGTCACAAAGGTAAAATCATAACATCCGCTTTCATAGGACAAAAAAAGCCCCTCCGTGGTTGAAGGAACGGAAAAACAAAAATACCTCTTTACACCCGCTTCCGTTTGCGAGTGTGCGAGCAAACGGAAGCGGGTGCCGCCCTGCACCCGTTCCCAGAATTATTTTTCATGATATCCTTTTTTTTAAATGGATTTTTATCTTTTCAATATCTAATTCATAATTAGGGCATTGATTACAATTCCTCATAAGAAGAAGTAAGGGAAACAACATGCCATGCTTACATCCCCTTCCGTATTCATCTGACGCTGATTTGCAGGTATCACATCTATATATATCTTGCATACAAGCTACACTCATATTTATCTCCTTTCTGTTTTTATATAGCCCGCCCGAAAGCGGGCTATATCCATTTATTCACTGATTAAAAGCTGCTCCAATTCTCCAATTTTCAACTGTATTCTCTTTTTCATAAACTTTATAAATTCCTCCAATAAGAAACGGTTGGAAATGGTAAAAATGTCATTACTGTTGCTATATCCCGAAACTTCCGCAAAGCGAAGTTTATAGAACGCTGTTTCAAAGGTGTTTTCCTCTTTCAGCTTCTCCGCTGCTTCCTCTAATTTATCCATAGCATTGATAAATGCTGTGCGGTTACGGGAAATTTCTTTTTTCCGTTCAAGGTCGGCCAAACATTTTTCTAACTCTTTTGTCTTGCGGTTGATTTCTTCCTGTAACTTAGCCGCTTCATCCTTTTTAGAGTTCTTGCCCTTACCTTTGGGCGTATCGGTCGGCTTTGGTTCATTGGTGGGCTGTTCCTTGCCTTGCTGGCCTGCCTCTTTCATGGCTTCAACTGCTTTTGCTACTTCATTACCGATTCTCTCAACTTGTTTTTCTGTTTGATTTTCCATTTTTGTGAAATTTAAAAAGTTAATAATTAATGATTTATATAATAGTGTTCAACTATTTATCTAACTTATGTACCTGGCTTTCTGCGAAGAGGTAACACAAGGGAAAAAAATCCTCTTTTGCTTCTTCTTCCTTACCCTGCTTTTTCAATTCCTCAATGCGCTGCTTTTCCGCTTTTGAAGTCACGGGCATTCCCCATATCAACAGGGCCCTTTCTCCCTTGCGAACGGTGTAACCCGCTTCTTTCCACTCCCTGAAAGTTTTTAGATTGGTGTACCCATTGCAAGCGTAATGAAATCGCAACAGACCGTTTACTGTGTCGTCTTCGTTTCCCATATATTCACCTAAATTTCTACGGGCTACCAAAGACTGTGATAATACCTTTAACTGTTCCCGTTTCTGCAAGCGTGCTTCACGCTCTTTCTTTTCATCTCTTACTTTTGTCATAATGCTATATATTAGAATGTTATGCCTCAATAATCACATAATCCTCTACGGTTTGGAAATAGGGATCACCCGTTGAAAGGAGTTCCCACTTTTTGCCCTTTGCATCTTGAAAGAGTATGCTTAACTCTCTGATGCTGTCAAACTTTTTGAGTATTCTGTATCCTTTGAAATACTTGTTCAGAACCTCGATAGCCTGTTTGTAAGTAAATGTTTTCATAATCTGCAAATTTTATGTTGAACCTTGAGCTTCCGGGTGTGAGCCTTTTATTGGCTGTTTCCCTGATTGGAGTTTTTTTTTTCTGCGTCGCCTGTCGCTACGCGGTATGTTTCGCCTTTTTTACGCTGCATCAAAAGGTGTTGTAAGGAACAGGAGCAAGTTTTTCAGAAAACCGGAACGGCTTGAATACTACCTGAAGGGTGGAGATTTTTTCTGAAACGTTAGCTTGAACTTGAGCCAGTGACGTCAACATTTACCTTTGCAGCACAAAAAAGCGAAACTGCGTAGTGATAGGGGACAGAAATAAAGGGCGAGAATCAGAAAAGGAAACAGCCTGAAAATACATAGTTGAAAACTATACCGCTCTACCGGTCTCTACCTTAGAATAGAAAAAGACCGGGGGACCTGCATGGGTGCAAACAAACACAAGGAAGCGTTGCTTCCTACCTCTATACGCGTGCAAAATCCGTACTGGGGAAATAGATTTGCCTGCCTATTTCTTCAGTACGGATTTTGCACGCGCCGGGAGCTCTGTTAATGAATGTTATAAAAAATCCATTGCCTTGAGAATGAATACACAATACCCTGTTTTCCATCCGAATGGAAAAAGAAACGGAAGTTTCTTCCTACCGCGCCCTAACAAAAGGCGCAAAAGAAGTCGCAAAAAGTAAGGAAATATGACAAAAGTAACACATTTTTACATCAAAGAAAACACCCTCCGCCAGTCCTCCGGTGCGGCGTTCGGTCCTCAATCGTTGCGAGTCCTGCTATAAGTATTGCGATTGCTGTTGCGAATGTGTGCAGTTAATCAGATACGCGCATCAACGAACCCATAAGCCTGCCTGAGCAAATGCCCGTACTTCGTCCATATACGTTTATCGACCGCATCACCGAAGTGCGTTGCCTCTTCCGGAAGGATGGATTGGTTACGTTCGCTGCGCTTATCCTTGGCAAACCGTCCTTCACGATCTTCAATAACGCGTGTGTTGTTCATGGAGATCAGCGTGTATTTGCATTTCGAGCCGTTGAAACGCTTCTTCGGAAAACGTTCGTCCTTCTCCGCCAGAATAGAAGCCCACAACAGATATTTATCATGCTGCGGCGGTTCCATGCCCGCATGGGTGTGTTGCTCTACCGTCCACCCGTGTTTCTCCAGGCGCTCAATGGCAAGTTGGTTATAGGATTTCTTATTGTTGGCGCGACGTGCATCTCCGTAGCGGTCACGGTAATAATGCAAGCGCTTGTTGATATGGTTACGGTAATAGTGGCAGAACTTATCCATCAGTGCGTTGACCATTATATCGTCTTCTTCGTCACGCTTGACAAAGAACTCGTTGATATTGTTATCCACCGGCTCACGTGTCAGCAGCTTCGTCACGAAATCATAATTGCGTTCCTGCGCCACTTCAAGGAAGGAGGCGGCAGAACCCCAGTCAGGCGTCAGCTCTATCGGCTGGTTAGGGTTGCAGTCCAGATCACGCCGGCTGTCATCGTTGTTGGCAAGCTGTTGCCAGTTGTAGTTGTGATCCTCCGCAAAGTCACGTATATAGCTGTCATTGGTCGCATTGTAATACACGTGCCGTTCATCCAACTGATAGTAACAGCTATCAATCTTATCCACCATGAAATTCAGGATCTCGATCATGAAGGAAAGCTTATCCATCACCTTGTACTGGTTCAGGATATAGTTCATACCTACATTGGCGATGTTGTCGAAGATAGAGCCAAGGATAAAGAGCGTGCCATCGCGTGAGACGAACGGTGTGATACTTTGCCTGAGACGGACGGTTTCATTCCAGATCTCCTTGAAGAGTCCCGCATCATTCGCAATCCTTGCATCAATGAGCTGCATCTGTAACCGCACAATCTTGTTCCAAACATCGAATAGCCGGATGCCCCTCTCTTCCTCGTAATACTTGGCCGGTTCAAGCAGCCATTTTTGTTCAGGCGTGTAAGGCATGGAAGAAAGGAACGTGTTGCCGTGGTGCTTCAGAACCGGATTCTCCGACTTGCGTCCGAAGATGTGTTCATTGCCCCGGTTGGTCGGTGCCGCCTCCTGATCGAACTTCTCTTTATCGAGCGTCAACGCTTCATCAGTGATGTTGTAGTCAGCATTCGGTCCGCGGCTGTTACCGCCCTGTGTGAGTATATAAAGCATGTGCCCGTTGCTGAAGCTGATACCATACTCAAACGACATGATGTGTTCGTAAGGTTTGTACCATCCCTCAATGGGCCTGCGGCACACCACATAATCACCGGTCTTGCTGACCGGATCCCATTGCTTGTAACCAAGCATCTCCAACATTTTAAATGCTGAAGGCAATGTTTTAGTCAACGCCTGACCAATGGTAGCCTGGGTAAGCGTGGTAATACCGCGCGGCATCAGGCGGATATTGTCATCTATCACGGCACCGGTAATAAAAGATTTACCTGTTGCACGTGAATAGATGACATACCCGTTCTTGTACGGCATTACCAGAAATGCCGCCTGTGCCGGATTGACCTGTATAACCTCTTCCCAAACGTTTTCGTCCATTGTCCTGTCACATCAATAACGTGGGAAAACAATGTAGTTCACACCTTCTGATGAAGTCATACGGGGCATTGGCTGCCCTGTATCGTCTAATAGTTTTTTCACTTCATCCGGTTTGAACTTAGCGGATACGGTACAAACAATCTGTGTCTTGCTGACTGACACCATATCAATATGTTTATGGTCAGCCAGATAAGAGATCAGGCGTTTATTGGTCAGTTTTTTCATGATGATATATTTATGAGTTCATTATTTCTTCTGCCTGCACATCGTCAATAGGTGTGTACATTGAATCCACAAGGACTTTTTGCTCTTCCTGTGAAAGATTGCGGATGGCATCCAGCGGAATGTTCACCATTTTACCCATATTGTTTATCTGAATATTAATCACATTTTTCTCCATACGTCGCGGATCCTCAACCGAAGCCGGACGTTCGCCAATCATCTGATGCAACACTTTCTTAGCGTTGTTCCAGTTCTTCAGATCACCTCTGAGCTTACAGTCCCGGATAAGCTGAATCTGGTCCTTGATCATCCAGGCAAACCAGAAATCCCAGTCAAACTGATGCTGCGTCTTAAATAACTCTTTTGCCAAAGCGATATCCTTACGTACCTGTGTACGTGAAATCCGATATTTCGCCAACATGATATTGATGATATGGCTCTCATTGGGATAATCGTCAAGCAAACGGGCTATCTGCAATACCCGATTGCACTGCACCCGAAGATGCTCCGGCAACGGACTGTTTTCCGGATCAATGATGTGCTGCCGGATGAGTTCATATGACTGTTCCTCCAATGCAGATTTACTTTTGGATGTTGTCAAGTTGCTACTCATACTCAAGATATTGCTTTTGCGATTTAAAGAACTTGATCAGTTCTTGTTGTGCCGGATTGCTGCCGTTAATGGCGGACTTGATGATAGCCTCCCGTACTTCAACCATCTGTCTGAGATGTCCCCGGTAAAAAGCTGTCCGAACTTCAGTGCCCGGAGTACGAAGTTCTACAAGAAAATCCGTCTCGTCCACACCGATATTGATTGCGATCATTCCCGGAGGGATAAGGCGGTACGCCATTTTCTCGACTTCCTCACGTTGTTCCTGCGTCAAACTCATCATTCAACATTTTAAAATCAAAGTCAAAAATATCGCCACCGGTATGGATAATTCCACGTTCCAGCTTTGGGTTATGCGTGGCGTTCTGACTGCCTACAACGGTAATCTTCCAGTCTTCGTTATACAGCAACGCCACTTTTGCATGTAGTGCCAGGCAGCGGTAGCTGTCCGGGAATGTAGTTACCAGATAGTCGAATGGTTTCGGTGAAATGCTGCGTACACGGTTGTCTATTAAGAACCGTACAGATAACAGTTCATTCGTTTCGACTTTACGACGAAGGGCGTTGATACTATCCATCGAGATGGAGTAAGTAGTCAAGAACAGGTGTGCCGGACCGGTCTGCTTCAAAATATATAAAATCAACTGGATCAGGTTAAATGCTCCGGAAGAATAGAAATGCTTATCCCTGCCGGGTACCAGCATCCCCATAGCGTCCGGATGCAGCAGCTTCTCTGCAACCAAGTCATGGTCGGAGGCTGCCGCATCCGTTTGGCGGAGAGGGAGCCCAATGTCCTTCATGCTCTCCGCCGGCATCTCATTCATATCGCTGCAACATACCAACATTATTGCAGTTCGGCCAGTCTATAATCTATTTTCTCAACTAATACCTCTTGCTCGGCTACTTTCTTCTCATACTTCACTCGTTTCGGACAGTCCGGAAGCGGGTTTTCCTTGCCGTCTTTAGGCTTGCTCTCTGAAGAATACAGCAACATGTTTTTTGCCTTGGTAATCTTACTCTTGGCATTAGACTTCGCTTTCTTCAGCTCTTCGACGGAAAGGGAACTGATATCCGTCTGCTCATCTTCCTTTTCCGACTTCTCTTCAGCAGCATTCACTTTTTTATAAAGTTCGTCCAGCTGTTCATCAGTCGGTAACTCCTTTTTCTGCTCATATTGCTGTTTGATGGCAGCCAGCAATGTCATACGATTGGAGAGAGAGGCTATACGAGTAACAATATCCTTACGCTGTGCACATACAGCCGCTATATTGCTCTCACCCTGTTCGGCAAGTAACCGGTGCAGCCGTGAACGTTCATTATAGCAATCCCGGAAATCATAGATGATTTTGGCGATCACTGGAGGGTAGGCCGGCTGTTCATCCGTTTCACGTGCCAGTTCCTTTTCCGCAATGGAAACAATGACCGCCGCCGTTTCTTCCGGAACCGTCTCGGAACGGCCGTCATTACCCGGCACTGCATCATCCGCCAGATCCACATCCTCAAAACGCGGATCATCCGGATGGTACCAGACTTTAATCATCTGTCGGATCTCATATTCCAGCTTCTCGCGGGTATGCGGCTTTTCACCTTGGCGTGCAAGACGTGCGGCGACAAAGCCCTTATACCCAGAACGGGTAAGGATATTCACTCCGGTACTATAATCCCGCTTATTGGAATTTAACCACTTGATACCGTCCCTGCGGGCTTCAATATAGCTCTGTGTAATCTTTGACATTATACGTTGATTTTTAGTGATACGCAAAACTATTGCGATTTTTATTGCCGGAATAGGACAAAACAAAATGTCCGCCTCCCGGAAAGAATTCGGAGACGGACATAAACAAGCAACTAACAAAACGAAGAAACGAAAAATCAACCTCCAGGTGCAGCCTTTACGATAAGAATGTCTTCTGTGTCACCTTCATATACACACTTGACGGGTGTAGCGAAAGTATAGTGCAACGTACTCTGGTTTCGTCCGCTACTACCTGTTCCGGTAGTGGCCCCGTCACCTGAGGCACGCATGGCACCACGTCGTTTGTCACCCATCAGATAATTCATGCCGTTGTTATCAGTTACGATAAAGAACATCTTGCGCCCTTTGGTGGCATTCTCGAAACCGAATACCTTCTTCCGCATCTTGGGAGAAATGATATTCAAGTCCATCAGCGATGACTCACCGCCTGTCTCTCCCTGATCCGTAATCTTGAATTCCGCCAGGTCGTCCGTGAAATCCATCTTGTAAGCCCGCCTGCCTTCCTTCATAACCAGATCGCCAACCAGTGTACCGGCTTCCTCAAGTGAAAGCGGGGCATCCGTCTTTTTCGGATAGTCCGGCCACGTCGCCACGTCCTCATGATAGCCGAAGATAACGGACGGTACAATACCCGCCATGTTACCTTGGCTATCGCAGTCCATTGCCTCGTTGATATCATCAAGGGCAATACATAATTTAGGATCTACTTCTGCCATAGTCGTAGGGTTTATTCAGATTTAACAACATAAGTACCTGTCACCTTCTCCACCTTGCCCGCGGCAGGAGTCTTCTTCTGCACGGCAGGAGTGGTATATCCGGCAGCCTCCAAGAACTCGACGGTATATTCCTTACCACCGGGAACAGCTACATACGTGCCGGAATCACGCCAGCTCTCTTCACCCTGAATACGCCATTTGCCACCATTGGCCTTCGCTTCATCCGGTGTAATGGTCACTTCAATATATCCGAACGGATTAGTTCCTTCAGGATCCACCGGACGGTCATTGACACAGAACTCAGACTTATGTACTGATACGAACTGGAAGCCTATCACATATTTACCGGCAGCATCGAAGGTATAGGGATTACCAGATACAAACGGTTTGATAGACTTGAAATCACTCTCCTTATCAAAGCCATAACAAACATTCTCTTTAGTGGTCAGCATAACGAATTGGCTACCGTCCGGAAGATTTGGAATGCGCACCAGCTCACAACGGTTGTTGGAACCGAGCAGGTGTTGTGTATCGGAAGTATCTTCTTTTAATCCGATAACGATAGTACCTTCATCTTTGCGCCAGTCATCATACATGTCGCCCAAATCATCGGAAATGAACATCTTAATGTTCTTTTTGCGCTTGAAGGTACGTGGCATGTGACGCCACATCTCCAGCAACTTTTCGCCGATGTTGGCGCGAGTCAGTTCACCGGTGGCATATACGTTGCCTTCAGCACTGGAGATATCTCCGACTGCCTCGCCTTCGGTAACAATGGTACCGATACCGTCGAAAGAGTCCTGAATGTCCGTCTTGTCTGCATCAGCACTGTATTTTGCTGTGAAAATAGCAAACAGCAAATCATTGGATGCCAGTTCATGGCCGTGGTTGATCAGCCACAACTCAAAGGGATGTTCTTTGCGGAGCGTACCGGGCACCTCAGCAATGTAGGTGCGGCGGTAACGTTCCGGTTCATCGGACATTTCCATCACGACGGGACGAACGACCAGACGACGCGGAACAATCTTACCCAGATACTTGCCGGCAGTAAACTTGCCGGTGTACTTGCTGGAAATACTTCCGCCTTCTACCTTGCCCAATTCAAGAGAATCGGTAATGCCCGGTACCGGAGTGAAATGTTTCAATACCTCCGAAGCGTCGAGCTTATCAACCGCCTTCAGGATGTCTCTGTGTTTTTTTACCGCGGTCAGAACCGTGGTAATGTCAATAGGTGCTTTAAAATCCATAAATAGAATAGTTTAGATGTTATTCATTCTCATAACTGTTGATCGGATCCGTGGCGATATCGGCAAACTTGCTGTCTTCATCCGATTCCTGATGACTGGCGGTTGCCGTACCGGGTATCTTAGCCACAATATCACGGATAACCTGTACCTTAGCCTTGCTGTCGGCTGCATTCCTGACGCTATCGCTCAAGCTGTCAAGATCGTTGACAATTGCCGTCAGATTGTTTTCAGCTGTCTGTCTGGCTGTATTGGCGGCTGCCAAATCACTTTCAGCTTTGGTTTTCGCCTCATTGGCTACTTTGATGGCATTATTGATAGCCTGCAAGTTCTCTACGGAAAGTGATATCTTACCGTCTTTTTCCTCAATGCCTTCGCTATTGAGGATCTGATTAATGAAAGTAAATTCTTTACGCATGGAAATAACTGTATTTGAATTAGAAATGTCTTCAGATTTATTATTGGCAGGAAACAGGCCTTTGATACCGTCAATGATTTGGGAAACAAGGTTTCTGTCATTGCCTTTGGGTTGCGTTTCCGCTTCGGAAGCATTGAGTACCGGAAGCGGCAAACCATTGGCGGTAAAACAGTCCGTTATCTCATCGGTTACCTGCGGTTTCTTATGGGTACCAGGAATAATCTTGTCTATAAATCCCCAGTCTTTGGCTTCAGCGGCAGGCATCCAGCGTTCTTCTTCCATCAGGGCAATAACATCCTTCAGACTCTTGCCGCTGCGATTGATGTACTTCTGTGCAATCATCAGGTCAATAGCCTCGGCACTCTTCTTTTTATTCTGCAACTCCTTGATGGTGTCTTCGAGTTGATCCGCGTTGAGCTGTCCCCAAATATCCACCCCAAAACTGCATTTATGTGCCAACCACATACCGTCTTCGTGCATCTCAATGGACTTGGCACCGAACGCCAGTATGGTAGCCGCCGAAGCGTTGAAGCTGATAAACTCCACCGTCACGTTGCCATGCTCAGCCATCAGGCTTGACATGGCGATAGCTTCGGCCACATCACCGCCCGGACTGGAAATCTTCAGGCGTACAGGTTGATCTTTCGCTTTGTCCAAAAAGTATTTCAGATAGTTCTTATTATACCAGAAGCGATCAATCGCTCCAAAAAGTGTGATAACTGTCTCGTTCATATAACTTTTTTACGCAAAGAAAAGCGCAAAAAAAACGGTACCCAAGGACACAGGGCACCGTCAAACAGGGAATAAGCGTTGTTTTTACGCTTCCAGTTCTTCCAATCCGGATATATAAATGGTAGGTTCATCCTGTACACAGGTGAACGTGAAAGACGTTCCGTTCCGCTCGGAAACGGCGCGTCCGCTTGTCTTGTTCGTGGCGAACAGCATAAGTGCGTCTTCTTGTCCACACCAATGAACTTCGCCATTGCCGTCCACCGCCAGCACATACCACAAACCACGCTCCAGCGTCTCCATCAGCTGATGATTCACTGAGGAAAGTTTAGGAATCACCCCTTCAATGGAAACATTCCAGCAATCCCCGGCATCATTCACTTCCTTATCCTCATTATATATATAAGTATCATTGGCATATACCGGTATGGAAATAATATCCTCCCGGTTGCGAAGCTCCAGGTAGTTCAGGCCGGTATTGTAATCTTTGCGGATCCGCAAAAACGAAGTCGGGGGAATGGCAATCATCTGCAACAGTCCTCCGATGTTTTCAAAATCATAGTTTATCACTTTCATACGCTAATCTTCCTTGCTGGGAAATTGTCCCAAACTCGGACAACTTCCCCAATATTATACGGTTAATAAAATCAAAAATTGTAGTATTCTCCACTGTCTTCCGATATCCGTGTCGGTTATACTCCCTGCGGATGGTATCATAAGACCAGGTGTCTTCAGTGAACCCAAACTTTGTCTGGAAATTACGGATGGCGGTTGATAGCGGAAGTCCCATACTGACATGGGTATCAAGATACAGGAACAGTATCTGTTTGATCCGCCGCTCAATCTTGGTACCGAACGCCACCACTTCGGTGTTCGACATCGACCAGCCATAGCGGTAGAAGTCATCACGGCGTATCTCTACCGCCACATTAGCCGTATAGCGGTAAAGGTTGCGGTATTTGTTCTCGTAGCGTCCGGGTTTGGATAGCCGAGAAAGAAAATCTTTCTGCAATTCCTTGTCGGAAGACAGGTTAACGATTTCAGTCCAGGTATCATCAGGAGCATTGAAATTATGCAGTAGGAACTGCCGGACATACGGTTTGCAAGGCAGCCAGCAGACAAATCGATCTTTCTTTGTCATTTAAAGTGTTGATTTTTACACAAAAATAGCAAGATTGATTAATATATTCATCACTCCTTTACATTTTTATTCCTATATCGGGCAGACACATTTTGCCTTCTACACCCTCTACACTCTCTACAAACCACAGAAACACCTATATATCAACAATATAACGGTTTTAGTATAGAAGAAAAAGTGTATAAAAGACATCTACAAAGTACCGTTTTGTAGAAGAAATGTGGAAAAGTCATATTTTGTAGAAATTTGTAGAAGCATGTAGAATCTATTTTTATAATGTAATATACTGATTTATAACATTGTAGAAAGTGTAGAAAGTGTAGAAGCATTTTTTGTCCCAAAATAATACACGTTTTTACGTTCAGAAAGACACAAAAAAACCCCTACCTTCACAGGCAAGGGCTTCTGCACAACTATGATAGACATATTAGAACATATACGGAGAAGCATCGTTCTCCCTCGGTTTGTTATTCTGTGTTTCTTCTTCCTCATCCCCCTCAGACATCCCCATATCAATATTAAGATTGATGTTATAGTTCGTCATCAGCTCAGTATAATCGAAGCAGAGGGCCTGTTTGGTCATACTGGTTTTCCGATAATATTTCTGACCGCCGGCTTCTACCTCTTTGGTAACTTCTACTCCTTTCAGTATGTTCTTAAAACGAACAGAGTTTTGTACACCCAGGTATTCTTTTGAGTTCTCAATGTAGAATTTCAGGGATTCCGTTGGTAACGCGTTATCACCTACTTGTCTGGCGAATTTCTTATACAACATAAAGATACGGTCTGTCTGCATCCGCAAAATGGGGCGCGGTTGTTTAAACGTCAAATCCTTCACCTTATTGGTTTTGAGGTTGGAAAGATAGTCTATACGAAAGTCAGCCTCCAGGAAGACTTCTCCATCCTGCTGCAAGTAACTGACCACATTCCAAAAATTGGCCAATTCGTTATTACTTTTACACTCCCGGTTCTGACGGATGATACCATCCACACAAATCCCCAACAGTTCACGGTAGGTAAATGGCACATCAAGCACAGCTTCAAGTGTTCGGAAGGCTGCCAATGGTATAACCCAGTTGCGTTGTATGCGATCCTCAATAGTTGTTTCCTTCAGACGCTCATTGAGATCATTCATGCACTGACGGTAATTGGTAGAAAAATCAGTCTCCATCTTAGACCGGTGCCGCAATAGCTGAAGGGCCAAATGTGACAACCCTTGCAGACTGATGGTGTCACATTCATTAAAAGCTCGTTTCTCTTCATTTGAATATTCAGTTTTGTTGAATGTCAGATAAATCAAACGGGAAAAAAGGGCTATATCAATAGTCGGCATCTCCTGACCGGATAATATGATACCACAATCCACACTTGTAATCTCACGTTTTTTGTCCCGATCCATATTCATGCGACTGCGTCCGGTTCCGTCCCACAACCCTTTTAAAAACTCCCGTTTATCAAGGTCAATGCTATTTTTATACTCATCAAGATGTACCAAAGCATTAGCACACTGTGCAACCGCATCGCTCAACGCTGCAATGGTTGCATTCTGAATATTAGGAGCCTTATTGTCAATGACGAAAAATGACATCAGGCTTTTACCAAGCTCAGATTTACCGGAACCTTTCGGACCGAATATATTAAGAATGGGAAAACTTTTGGTTTGTCCGGAAATGATATCCCGGAATAATGTAGCGAATAAGAAACATAATCCCACCTTTGCGTTATCTCCAAATACCCTAATCAGTTTCTCACTATATTCACGTAGGCTAACATTATTATAAGAGGTATATATAAATTTGCGCTCAAACTGGAAAAGTTTCACATCATCACGATAAATGGTACTACAACCGGGCAGATAAAAGTTGCCATTTTTAAGACGTACAATACCATATTCATCAGCAGCATGCCATTCTGTATCAAAACAACCGTTACCATACGCAAAGAACCCCTGACGTTGCCAACCAAGCTGTGTAACTTCAAGCGCTGTTTCTGTTTGTTCATAAAGGAACATCTTTAGTTTGGTTAATTCCTTTTCTGTGGCCAGCCAAATATAATTGCCAAGCCCTTCAACTTTCTGCTTGAATTTGGAAAGTGATACAAGATCTTCTTGCTTCATTTCAATAATCTCTTCCTGTTTATTCTGGTTCTTGATGCGATACAAACGCTTTGGCAACAAAGAATCTTTAATGTGAAACATAGGCATCATGATGAAATTGCTCCATTGTACCGCCTTACCACTGTCACCAGCTAAAGCAAAATAAGCGTTGTATTCTTCGTAGAAGCCATATTTCTGATAAAGATCCCGGTCTATCTTCTTGCTTTCATCGATAACCTGTTTGGCCTTATCCAGTTTTTTGGCACGGTTAATGGCCTTCTGCCAAAGTTTCTTGTCCTCATAAAATGATTGCAATTGCTTTAGATACATGGACTCCTTTACTTCATCCTTCACCATCACTACCATCGCACAAATGGTGTTGATGGCATCACTGCGCTCTTCAGTAGTATTTATATCCTGGAATATGTAACTGGCGTACCATGGTATAAAATCAACCTCTTTTAGTTCTTGAAACTTCTGAATACTTGTGCAATAACTATCTGGATCATTCTTACTCTGCGCCTCTCCCATGGGAAGTTCCTTGACCGACACGCCAAATCCGCACTTCATAGCCAACATACCATTGCGCATCACGTTACGAATACCTGCACCCAATTTTTCGGCTTTTTCCAAATTTGGCGGATCTGCATCCGGAAGAAAACAAAGCTTAGTAGCATACTTCTTCAGCTGCTCCATCTGACTTTCAGTCCAATCTCCCCCAAGTGGGGCCACTGCATTATTGACACGAATACGTTGAAGCTGCATTACATCGGGTGCACCCTCTACCAGATAGAATTTATCTTCCTTGGCCGCCTGGCGTATAGCTGTATCAATACCGAATATGGAATCTCTCTTATGGTAGATATCACTCTCAGTAGAATTAATGTATTTGGCCACCTTATCACCGGACATATCACGGGCAGTAAAGCCGATTATTCTCCGGAACCGATCCCGTATAGGGATGACGACACGATTACGATAAGCATCATAAGTATTACCTTTTTCGCCAACCTTCAGCAATCCCATTTCCTTCATCAAGTCGATAGACAGACCGGATGATCGGGCGAACCCCAACAAATCATCCCATTTATCAGGTGCAAAACCAATCCCCATCTCTTCGGCATACTCCAACCCCCAGCGCCCTTTAACATACTCAGCAGCCGCTTTATTAGGCGAGAGAAGTAAATTCTGCCGGAAATGCTCGGTACATCTCTGGTTGATGATAAACATACTTTCGCGCTTCATCCGTGCCTGTTCCTGCTCAGGAGTCAATTTATCGTCCTCAACGGTAATGCCATAACGTTTACCAAGAGCACATACAGCCTCCGGAAAAGTCATAGTTTCATGCTCCATCAAGAAGCCAATAGTATTTCCACCTTTACCGCATCCGAAACAGTGCCACGTACCACGTGCCGAATTCACCATAAAACTGGGTGTCTTCTCCTTGTGGAACGGACAGCAAGCTACATAATTGACACCTTTCTTCTTCAGCTCAACATAACCGGATATCACGTCCACAATGTCGGCACGATCCAAAACTTGTTCTATAATTTTTTCGTCTATCATTGCATTTATATATTCAGGTACTACCTTCTGAGAATGACAGTACCCTGTTCTTCGATATGGTAGCTGTATATGCCATATAAGTCAAACGCACACAGGCATGAATACACGCATTTCATGAAAAGGTCATAGTTCTCCGGCCTAACCTTTTCAAGTACCCGGAAAGATTCACCGGGCTGCATCTCATACAGCCAACTGAATACTTTATTATAGTATTCCGTCAACCTCTCCACTCCCATCAACTCAACATAAGGCGGAATCCAGGATTGGTTATCGTCCGGAAGATATTGAAGCAAATCCATGATCTAAAATATTGGCCGGGTACAAAGGAAAGAGAACATTAATATGTCATCAAGGACATACATCGTTCTAATTATTAATAGCTTTACAATTTCATCATCGGATGTATTATACTTATATCCACTCTACATGTTGGTATATCTCTGACTAAAGTTTCTCCACTCTCGTTTATAATATTCACTCTTCCCGTATCCATTATCACAAACTCAAGATTACCGGAGGAATAGCGATGTTTCTTTAAGAAACTAATCATTTTGACTTGTATCTCTTTAGAGATTTCAGCCAAATCAAACTTAGCTTCACTGGATAAGTTAAAAAAAGGATGATCGTCAGAAGGATAATTTATTCCGCCTCCTACAACTCGTGTGTCATATTCGTATCTCATTTCTTTTTTTATTGTTATTATTTAAATGTAAACTTCTTAACAACTTCTTCATCCACATCAGGAAGCGCTCTGTATTGGCATTCAGTTGCAAGTATTATTCTTCCGTCGCAAAGACGAATTATAGTTCGGAATGGCAATTCTCTATCATCCCGAATTATTACGCCAGGAATTGTATTTTCCGCTTTGTAGAAAAAGCAAACTTCCACTTTACGGCCAATACCTCCCATTTGACTTTCCTCTACTGAATATTGTTTAGGAAAACTATTTACATCTATCTTTTTCTCAATTCCCATAATACTTTCATATTTTATTAGTTATACGTTAAATGTAAGCCACTTTTTTATTCGTAGTGCCAATTTTAAGCACCTTGTATTCAGTCAATGGAGACGCTTCTTTTTGCAGTTTAGCACATCGTTTATCAGCATCCTTCTTTGTCGTAGGTTGGCACATCGTTTCCACGTGCCAACCTCGGAAATAACGGGCTATGACATATTGCTTTTTCATATATTTCTTTTATTAATCAATCTGCATTATATTCTACATCAATTATTTCTTCGGATTTATAAGCCATTGGCAATGTCATATTTTTCCGTAATATCCGCCACATCTTGGCAATAGCGGTTTCTTCATCATCGGCATATACTTCCCGTATTCCGGAGTATGAGCCGTAGTAATATCTTATAGTGTATTTATTCATCTATTCAGTTTTAAATTATTCTTCATCATCGAAATCCTCATGATATAAATTATACCCAGCTAATATAGCTTTCTTCATCTCTTCTCGGAGGTCGCAGTTTCCCGATCCTGACAAGAGCATCCGGTCAGCTATTTCGTATGCACGTTCTTCTAAAGTTTTTTCACCCACCTTGGAATACTGGATAGCCATACGCGTATTGTATTTCTCACCTTCGTAATTTAGAATCTGACTTAAAGCAACTTCACCAGCATTCATCTGGATGGCTTCTTCAGATAATTTCATAAGAACAAATTGCATCAATCTAAACAGCTCTTTACCACCTTCTTCCGCTACATTTTTTAAAAACTTGCAGATTACTTGATCTTCTTCCTTTGTTAATTTCATATTAGTTACTTTTATCTTGTATCAAAAAGGTAAATCCTCATCAGGCTCCGGCAACCTTAGCATTTCACATGAGTAAGCCCCACTAAATCCTTCTAACCAAACAACCATTTCTCCACACATGAATTGTGGAAGTGTAGTTACCTTCCAAACTTTTTTGGCATATTCAGGCTTTAGCTCTATTTCAGCTCCAGTCATAACAACCTTTGTTCCGGGTTTTAATTGCTTAATAAACTTACCATAAATGGAACTCGTTGCCACATTGACCTTCTTTCCGTAATGTTCATAACGTAAAACTGAATTTCCAAACTGTTTAGTTACCATTTCTTCGATGGCACGACGAGAATAAACTGCATCCATTGTCAACTTAGCCACTGTTAAATCTTTGAATTTCTTCTTTAAGTCTTTTGTTTCCATATTATTTGTACTGTTATTCGCTAATTGCTCTTTCAAAATCATCGTAACCTTCACATTCGAGAAAAGCCTTTAAAGCTGTGTCCTTATAGCACATCGCATCATAAGTCGTTCTTTCCACACAAACAACATTTTGCGTATCGAGATACATTTCCAGGTGCATTACTTCCAAATTATTTTCCTTTAGTAATTTTGCAATAAGCTGGTTACTTTCTGTAAATGGGTTGTCATTTGTTGCCATACGCTTTCTTTGTCATTTTATTGATTAACTTTATTGTCTTATCGCTCAATTTGCCATTAGTCGTTGTAATATGCTGAATGGACTTGTGTAATTGGATTTTGCTCATATTTATTCATTATACATACGTTATTCAAATTCATCAAGTTCGTAAGAATCCTCGACGATTTCTTCTACTTCTTCTAAAAAGTAAAGTTGCGTCTTGTTATTGAAACTGATGCGTAGCTGTTCTGCTAAATACAGATATCCGGCTCTCCATGCTTCTTCCGCTTCTTTTGAACCTTTATTCAATTTTGCAACCTTTTCCTTTGACAATGCAATGAATTTTTCTTGCGTCATACTTTAGTTCCTTTCTTTCTTCGATTTGAATCAAACAAAAACATGAATTAAATACCCATGAATATCTTTCATAGCCTTACAGGGGCACGTACCTCCACGATAATGTAAGCATGTTGTATTACATTCTTCAGTACATACTCGACCAATTACCGTATGCGGTATATCTTTATCTATCAGCTCTCCTAATTCATCATTATTATTCATGACGAATATTTCGCCATGAATTTCAATTGCTAAATATTTCTCCTTCATTTCTACTTTGTTATTAACTTATCACCCATGTATTAAAGAAATAATTAAGCTACTTCTTTCAAGCGCACCAATTCCTCCGTTTTTACATTCCGTCCTCGACTACGGCAATAGGAGCCATCTGAAATAAAATCATTAAAGATTATCAAAACAACCAAAGCCACTGCACCAATGGCACGCTTTAAAGGTGATAGTTCAAAGCTAATGTTGAAGTGCGTGCAGAACCACCATGCAGACAGCTCATTTATCTTACCGATATGAAGTTTTTGATATATCTTACGAAGAATATTATCCACGGTATAGCGAGAAATACCAAGATCATCAGCAACTTCTTTTTGGGAAGCCCCCCAAGCTATACGTTCCGCGATCTGTATTTCTCTATTCGACAATGCAGCCATATCATCGTATTTTTTGATCTTCAGGAACAATCTCCCAAATATCAACCGCTCCATATCTCTGAAGAATATCAGTGATTATTTCATACTTCGACATAGTGATATCCACAATACCACTATTAAGTAAGTGCGAAAAGTAAGTGTAACGCGTAATGCCTAATGCATCCATCAAGTTCTTACGAACTTCATCTTTCTGGGCTATAGTCACTTGACGATAGCCTTTTTTAAAGTAATAGCGTTTTTTCGCTATTGCAGGGGTTTCGATTTCTTTGTACATTTGTTTCGTGTGATTTAAAATACAATGCAAATATGAATGATATATAGTTTAAAAACAAATAAAACATGAACTATATATAATTCAATTAACTTTTATTATGAATACAGAACAAAAATCATCAGCTGTTCGAGACAGGTTAATTGCTCTTTGCGAGGCATTAGATCTATCACGGCGTGAATTTTCCATCAGTATAGGCCGTACATCAACCTATGTGACAAGTTTAAACAATGATATTACTTCTGGAGTGCTGAATGATATATTAATCACATACCCTCAAGTCAATATCATGTGGCTTATCACTGGAAAAGGAGAAAAGTTTATAACCCCAGACCCTACAAATGCCCTTTTTCAGCATTTAAAAGAAGAAAATAAAGAATTAAAAACAAGAAACGAAGAATTAAACCGTGAACTTGGACGACTTGAAGGACAAATTGCTGAAATGAAAAAAATTGTTGCCCATCAGGACACACCTGCTGGATGTGCCGATGCAAGTGGATCTGGGTTAACGATAACCAAATAAAGTGTCCACTGTATTAAACTTTGTATCAGATACTTTAAATAATAAATAAATATTCTATGCCGGACATATTTCGGACACAGAACATCACTCATTTAACCAAGGTAGAAACTGTAAGATGTTAACAATCAATAAGCATAAGGAACAGGCACAACGTCGTTGTACTTCGAGCCTCTCCTCCCGTGCAAGATGAAAATGAGGTTGTGTCAAAACGTTGAACTGCACCCCAAAAGTTGGACAGGTTAAACATTATCCCGTAATAGAAAGAGT